TACTGCCCTCTGTCATATTCATACATTCTGATAGATTGTACCTTTCTTGCCTTTGATGGCTTTTAATACTTGCTTTCTATTCTTGGAGCTATAGCTATAGCTTACATGTACCCAGTCAGGATTGCTATCTGTTCCAAACTCCCAGATAAGCTGATCAAACTCAAGATTATCCTTGATATAATCAAAGATCTGTTTGTTGGTGATCTTACCATATCGATCAGAATCTAGGTCCATTGCCTCTCCTCTGCAATGCTGACTTGAGCTTGCGCCCTTAATTGCTCGGTTAAGTGCTAGGGATCTATAGCCTGATGAGATATGAATAGGCACAGTGAAGTGCTCACGTACCTTCTGGAAGACTTTCTCGCATAGTAACTTTGCAGATGCCAGGTGAACTGCATCCTTGATAGTATTATCTATTCCGTTACGCTTAGCTGTATCAGAATGACAGAACTCTTCAAGAGATACATTCTTACTTAGCTGCATCCTCTTTAGTCAATTGGCTTAATGTAGCAGTGACAGATCCTACAGCTATCATATAGCCTCCGGCTGTTATCAATGCAGCAGGCAATGCCACTGGAGCTGCTATAATAGCACCACCGATCACACCGAATGCGATACCTATCTTCTGGACCTTCTTCCAAAAGTCTGGAGTCTTAGACTGCCATCTTTCTTTTAAATTCATATCTTGTTTCTTTGGGGATGATTGCTTCAGTAGATGCTTGAAAAGTTTCTTTTCCTTTCTTTTCTCTTTCCGAAGCTTGATTCTTGTACGAAGATTCTTGAAGGCACTCATATAGTCTCTGTTCTACTCTTTCGATTTTTTCATCTTGTTTCAGCATTCGGTTATTCAACCAAAAAACGCACAAACAAAGCAAGGCTGTGATGCCATGCTTTTTCAACAGTGTTGCCATACTTACTGGATCCATACTATAATATGGAATCTTGTTTCAGTAGAAATACGTAGTATTAATAAATTTTATTCAGAATAAATATGTCACTATAGATGTTGTTTCCTGTAGCAGCAGCTCCCCATTGAGCTGTTACATTTAATATATTGGAAATTGTTGTATCAAAAGTTGTGCTGTTCACTGAATTGAATCCAAATCCTTGAACAGATGCGTTATTTGTTTTTGTATAATGAAATGCTCCTAAAGTTACAATGGATGCTACACCAGATGCACCAATAGTTCTAATTGTAAAATCAATATTTAAAGACCACACATCATTAATAACACTACTTCCTAAATTCTGTAAACCACTATCTAAAAGAACAATAGATCCTGCTTTAACTCTAATGGTAATATTTTGATTATTAGTAGCATTCATTACACCACCAAACACAGCCCTAAAGCTATCTCCTACTTGAAATGTATTTGCCGGTATAGTTAATGTACCTACACCACCATTGATGAGACTACTTTCTACAGTCGTATTAGTAATTATAGTGCTGTTTGCACTTTGAGCAAACAAGCCATAGGAGTTTGTGGATGGAACACCTGGTATAGTTACCACAGTCTCACCTCCAGTATCAGCTGCTGTCACTCCGCTGCCTGCAAATTTTAATACTGATCTTTGAGTCAGAGCTGTGCTTTCATCCTTTACTGTCTTGTACCCTGTACTAGTTACGTTGATAGTTGTAGTTGCCATCAGATTAAATTGATATTTATTGTTTGTGCCTCTCCAGTACTGAGAGTGAATTCATCCTCTTGTACTCCATCCACGTTGATAATGTAATGCGTAAAGCAATCACATTCATCTGATGGACCTGGAGCTCCATTCTCAAAGTCATAGTTGTCATAAGGTATGTCACACCAGTTCTCATCATCAAATACATTCAAGCTGATGACCATAGTCCATCCTGCGACCATGTCCTGACCTCTGTTGATAAATGGATCTGTTGAGATCTCAGCTGTGACATCAGCAAACTCAGTCCAATGATATTGCTGCATGGTAGTCTTGATATCATTACAGATAAGCAAGCAATCTGAATGGACCTCATTGATCTGCCTATACTCAGAATGATTGTACTTGTCACAGATAGTCAATCCTATATTAACGCGAACAAACCCGGCACCCATCCCTCCAGGCTGCACAGTTGCCACACAAAGCGGATATGTAGCAGCATCTCTTGAGATGGCATCTAAGAACTCTCCTTGAAAAAAACTACCGTTTAACTGCCTGTGTTGATCCGCGATCAGCTTCAGCTCGGCCATTATTTGATTTAGAGTCCTTTCCATTTAGATATTGCTTGAGTTTGTCTATCTGTTTCTTTGTCGCTTTGAACTGCTTCATACTATCCAATTGATTGGCTTATAACCAGTATGGTCTTTACTTACGCTCTCATTACATTCATTGTCATCACAGCAGATGATGTACTCCGGATACTTTACTCCGTTATCATCCTTGAGATAACCTATTAAACGCTCTTTGTAAAAGTACGCATCTTTTCTCAGCATGTTACGCAGATTGGCTGTATTCTCATCTGTGTTAGGAGTCATAGTCTCATCATCTTGACGGCCTACAGCTTTATTGGTAAGCTTCTCATTAAGTAATGATGCAGCTCTATAATCAACGAATGCAACCAGACAAGGCACCACATAGTTATTCATTAGATCAAGATAGTCCTGTGTCCAGGTATTTGTCTCAACGCGAGTGAGCAATGCCTTGTATAAAGGAGTACCAAGAGCAGGCTGTATATGCATGTCTTGTGATCTCTTGATACATACTGCGAGGATCTTAGTATCCGTATTGCTATGGATGAGACCTAGTTTCTTTAGATTCTCTACTGATAGAAGGTAATTCATGATCTTTTTACTACTAATTGTTGTACCCAAATATGACGGCAGTATGGAGTAGATGCGCCTGTATCAGGGTTTGTATACCATCCTCCTCTATATTTCCACGCATCTCTTCCAACCCTTGAGCTGATAGTATTGATATCATCCCTGGTATATAAACGCTTTAAATCAAGTAATCTCAAACAAAAGTCTCTGCTCTTGGTAATTACCGGAGGAACACCTGGTCTCTCCTGGTAACTATACACTACCATAAACCGATCAACCGGAGCAGGCTTTTGTTCACTCACTTGCTTTCCCATTTCACTCACCTCTCCATCCTCATAGATGCCAAGGTCCACGAACTTTGATATAGTCTTTGCAATCTGCTCTATAGTTGCGCCAGTAGCCTTGGAGATAGAAGTGCTGTCCTCTCCATTGGCAAGCATTGAGAGTATGTTTCTATCAAGATCAGTCATCTGTAGCTGTATCTCACCAATAGTTGCAAACATCATGTCCTCACGCTTGAAGACCTCATCAGATGGAGTATCCCATTCGATGACCTCGCTCTTCAGAACAAAGTATTCATCAGCATTGAAACCATACTCACCGAAGATACCTATCTCATCCTTGCTGAATGTATGCTTGCCATCACAGCTCTGTACTAAAGATACTGGAAGGCCCACTATTCTGCGAGCTTGCTCTTCATTGATAGCAGGGAACGATGCCAGGATCAAATGCATGGCAGCATCAGGTAAGATCTTGCCTTCTTTAATGCTTGCAGCTATGTCTAACAGTGATGATATCTGTCCTGCACTCATGGCAGTATCTACGGGAGCTACTGGAGCTGCAGACGGAGTTGCCTCACTTACCCCGATTGGCTTCACATCTACAAGCTTCAGCACTCCTAATGATCCTGATAGTTTAGCCATGTAGTTAATCATCCACTCAATCTGTTTCTGACGGCTTTCTACATAGGTCTTCTTGTATATCTCAAATAGTGAATCTGACTCAGCTGCGTTGAATGATCCCTGTGGTGCAATACCAAAAAGAGAAGGAGCTACCACTGAGTGAGCTACAAGTATATTCTGTTGCACTGATTTCTCAGACATCTGATATCTCTCATGCAAGTTGTTACCACTGAGAGGCAATACTGTTGGAGCCTCTTCTGCTCCATTGCTGAATGTGATGATTATCTCTCCTGCATCCTCAACAGATTGAGTACGGCCTTTGATCTGATCTCTTATTTTACGCTCTTCTTCAGCTGTCTCTGGGTAACCATTAGCCAAGTTGATAAGAGTACCCGCCTTGAATCCGTTCTGTATCTCATACATGTTAAATTTAGAGATGTCCACATCAGTCTGAATAGCTGTGATACCACCATAGTACGGAGGCTTTGGATAGATCCCTTTCTCACCCTTAGCTTGCTTAGCAGCATCCTTATAGTAAAGGATAAATGATCCTGTTCTGTTCTTCTCATCAAGAGCAGGATAATGTCTGAAGTTCGTTGTCTCTGGAGTTTGCTGCAATGACGACCAATCATCTGATACATAGTATAAACGCTCATCCTCACTCATTCTAATAGCATCTATTGCGATATACTCCCATCTTACCACGCGAGATCCTTCTCTATTCCAGGTACCAATCACTGCCATACCACCAAACAGCTCAAAGTCAAAGGTCATTCGCTGAGCTATCTCATTCATGTCGAAGTCAGCGAAACTATTAGCTAAGAACTGAGTAGCATCACCAGATACAGTCTGCAATCCTCCTCCTGCTATGTAGTAGGTCTTGTTCTTCAATATACCCTGGTGCCAAGCACTACCCTGTAGCAGCTCTATCAAAAAGAAAGGATAGTCATTTTTCTTGCCCCATTTCATGAAGCCTCGCTGCCTGTCCTTCTCTTCTACTGGCTTTTGATACTCTTTGCTCAGTGATATACTTGTCAGCTTATTCATAGATGTTATTTACTATTGTTGTGGTATACTCATTCGCAGGGCTACTAGTCTCATAAATATGCGCTCTACCTTCCTCACATAGAGATGTGGCAAGCGCAGGATCCAAGTTGCTAGAACTGTTCTGCTCATATATCTTATAGGTATAGTATCCAGCATATGGGAATGTAAGGTCTACACCATCAGTTAATTCAAATTCATCATACCTTGCAGTGCCGGTACTTATATTAGTAAGGATGCAGTATACCTTTTCAAAGGACTGCTCATGCATAAACTCAAATAGCCAGTATGGACTATTCAGAGTCTTCAGCTCTGTCACTGTCACTATCAGTGTGCTTGTCTGATTCCTTTCTAATCTTAGCATCTTCCTTCTTTATTACTTTAATCTTTGGCTCTGTTGCATCAAAGATATGTAAAAGACCTAACTTGATGTATAGGTCCTCTTTGCCTTCTTCAATCACAAAGTATCTATTGAGCACCTGGCTCTTTACTTTGGATCCTATTAAATGCTTTTTTAATTTCATAGTGCTAATTTACAAAAAAAGGGAAAGGGAACACCCCTCTCCCTTCTTATGATGGAAAACAGCTATTAAACAGCTGGAGATTGCTGAGTCAATAAGTTAGTGATGATAGTAGGATCTACATCAGGCACCTCATTATTCTCTAGTCCTGCCAAGACAATTACATGCCCCATTCTGTCTGATTTCAATACTCCAGATGAATACTCAGATGCATCATTAACTTGGAGACCTTCATCAAGACCAAGGGCAACATAAGTGCCATCAGCTTTCTCAACCAAACACACAACCTCATTCTGTGCAAGAAGGTGAATCTCTGCGCGGAGCTCCTTTGTGTCTGATGCTAGGATCATATTCAAAGTTTGCTCATACCAAAGAGTACCGTTCTCTTTATTCACTCGAATAGGTGCAGTGTAGGATGACAGATTGCTTTTCAGCTTGTACTGGAATACCTCACCAGTGACAGTCAATGTTGTGATCTCATTGTTTGTCAAAGTTGGTCCAGTTGCAATTGCGCTAAGTGGGAATAAGATCACAGACTTGATACCACCTTTTCCGTTGGTACATGTTCTGTCATTGTATCCCGTTGTCATATTACAGCTCACGATTCTTTGCTTTAAAAGTTTATGAAAAGGGAGACCGAAGTCTCCCGGTTAATTTTAGTTAGGTGAACCAGTTCCGTTCCACACACCGATCTGATCCAAGAATGGAACCTGAACTCCTGCGCGGAATTTAGAACGTACATAGATCACATCATCATCCTGAGAGTACCACAAGTCATAGTTATCGAAGTCTGAAGTCAAGTCAGTTCCGAATACGAAATGAGTAGCACGACCAGTGTAGATGTTATCAAGACCATTCAATCCTGGTACTTTAACCACTCGCATGTCAGTTCCTGGCACGATGATCTCCTCCATTGTAGCGATCTGTGCAGGGCTGTAATGGAAGAAGTTTAAGTCTACCAAGTTCTTCATCAAGAAGTTGAAGTTCTCACGACCAGCGAAGCATACAAAGTCAGTTGACTCAGCTACAGCCTCAGGAGTATTAGAGAAACACTCATAGAATACATCATATGCATTAGATGCATCAATGCTAGCAGTAGCTGAAGTATTCAAGTTAACACATCCGTTACCAGTAGTCAAGAACTGACGGTATCCGTTCATCCACTGAAGGTTACCAGTACCAGTTGCTTTGTTACCTTTCCAGATTAACTTGTCAAGCTCAAGAGCGTGAAGTTGCAAAAGGTAGTTAGTGATCTGTGCTTCAAACGGCAAGGACTTATCTTCAGCTGATGCACCTGGAGCAAGAGCTAACTGTGTCCAAAGACCATCAAGGTCTTTCTGGCAGAATCTCTTCATGTATCCAAGAGTCTCAACCGCGATAGCGCGATCTGTGAATACTGTGTCACCATCAGGGGACATTTCACAGTCTCCAGCTTGGTAAACGATTGAATCATCAAGAAGTTTGATCTCTTGAGATCCTTTAACACCTTCTTGAATTGTAATGTAGCGAAGCGTTTTAGCTTCAGTGACTGAACGTGTGATCAGGTCCTCTCTTTGCTCATCTACATAAGCAGCAAGGCCAGATACATCATAGTCAAATTTCGATTTGATGAATTTTTTTAGTGACATCTTATCCTTTTATTTGCGATTTTAAAAATACTTGTCTAGCAGTCAGGGAGCTAGTTACCCGTGAGAATTTTTCACCTTCTGTAGTGCCATTAGATGGAGCTGACTTGAATGCATCGAATTCTGATTTCATTGCGCTCATCTCTGTGCGTAGTGTCTCATTGTCGCTCACAATAGTTTGGATCATTTCTCCTAGGCTTTCGACTACCTTAGAGAATGCCTCCATCTTTGTGGATACGATTGATTCCACTTGCGCAGCACTTAAAGCTTCTGGAGCTACCTCTTCAGCAGCTGCTTCTTCTGCATTAATAGCTGCGATCACTGCTGTAGCGAGATCATAAGCCTGGTCCATCTCTAGTCCAAGTTGTGCAGCTAATACCTCAGAAGCTTTCTCCAAAGCTGCAGGCATCTCCTCAGCGTCAATAGCTTCGAATGCTGATGCTGCCTCAGGACTAGCTGCTGCACGCTCATCAATAATCTCTACTACTACACCACTTGCATCTGTGATGATGCTAACTCCTTCCATCTCACCACCAAGTGCATGAGTACCTTCGGGAGCAGGGATCTGCTCACCATCAGCAACAACATATACCTGTGTGCCAACAGCAAGATCTCCCTCATATGCGATTGCAGTACCATCCATAAGAACTCCCTCTCCAAAAGCTTGAGGAGAAGAGGAGAACATAGATTTCATCTCTGCAATAGCATCCATTACTTTCTTGAAGTTTTCGTTCATCTTTACTGTGTTTATTTATTATGTTTACTTGTTCCAATTACCTTACGTAGATCTTCAAGCGCAGTGAATATCTGCTTCATCATCTCAGTCTCTACAGTTCTACTTGTCTCACTTAGATAGAAGGATCCCTCAATACTGAATCCTGTCCACTCCCCTGCCTTAGCCTTCTGCCATATATCATCATTGAGGACCTTATAGCTAACTATCCAGGATCCGTCATTCACATCATGGAAACGCTCTGGCTTAGTGAATCCTTTCTCCTCATCTACCTGGTAGCTGTGAATCATATAAATGCCATCCACTACCTTTCCTGCATTGTGCTCCAAGTTCACGTTATTAAAGTTTTGCCTGCGAGCATAGTCAACGATGATATTCTTGATTGCCTCTTTAGTGAATACTACATAGTATTCCTCATTGCTGTTCTCATCATACCGGTAGATAGGAGTATCAGCAGAGATAGCCACACCAGTGATAACTCGCTCCTCTTCATTGAACTGGTAACGCTTGGCCTTGCTGAAGGTCTGATAGCTTATCTCATGAGCAGGATCTGCTACAAGTGAATTGAACTCTACAGTTGTTTCTGCCTCATCAAGATCTATATAGATCTCATAGACTGGTAGTTCTCTTTTCATATAAAGAAATATGTATTTTTGTTCCATGAAGTACGTATACCCTTATAGGAGATCATGTAGTAAGTTTGATACTCTGCATCATTCAATAACCTGGCTTAAGCTGTTTGATCCGCAGGCTGAAGTCTACATAGTTGGAGATCCTCATCCGGATGGTATACATATACCTATCTCAACGCTGCCAATCAGAGGCTGCGATGTGACTAATAAGATGATGCACTTTGCCTGGCATTACGCAGGCACCTTCTGCTATATGAATGATGATTTCTTCATTGGTCCGAACTACCGCTTTGATAGAATACTAAGCAATGGAGATCTAGTGATCAATGACCGGCATGCTCCTACGTATCAAGAGGCCATGCAAAACACCATTGACTTTCTCAAGTCAGTAGGCAAACCCATGGTGAACTTTGAATGTCATCAGCCCATACTGATGGACTCAGATAAGCTGATAGGACTCTTTGACCGCATCACATGGAAACAGCATAACCACTTTATCAAGTCAATGTATTTGAATTACTACGGATGCGAGCATACGCTAGGTGAGAATCTCAAAGTAGCCAATGAAATAATAAAGGCCCAGGAGTTCCTGAGCCTATATGGATCCTTTAGCACATCTGATACCTGGTTTAATCAGAAAGCGCAGCGTGAGTACATTACCAAACGCTTAGCTTATTCTGCATAGCCACCTTGTTCTGAGTGCCAGTAATATCAGACTCCAGTACGTATACTACTCCTTGATTGGTCTGTGCTATGAGCTCAGCTGTGTTCTGCTGCTGTGTATTCAAGTTAGCATTCGTACCGGCACCGCCTAATTCCCCTGCTGTAGCTCCTGCTGTCACACCTCCTCCAGTATCAAGAGATGGCGCAGTGCCAGACTGATACTTTTGCGCTGCAATAGCTGCTATCTGCGTAGCTCCAATGATGGAGGCTGATGCAATAGCAGCAATACCGGCAGGAGATGGAGGAGGACCAAACTGAGCAATACCCTTGACTATGGCAGTAGCTGTGTCAATAGCTACCTGAGCAATGCGCAAAGCCTTGTCTCTTTCAAACTGCTGTTTCTTGATCTTCTCTACCTCATTAAAGTTCTTGAGCTCTATGGCATACTTAGCAGATGCATATTTCTTGTCAATCATCTCACGCTGCTCTGCTGTCAAGCTGCTACTGCTAAGCTCTGCCTCATGCTGTTTCTCTAGTGTAGCTATCTGATCATCTGCAGCTGCCTGAGCATTCTCCATCCTGGCATTCTGCAAGTCATTCACTGCTGTGTTAAATGCGCTGATCTGATCAAAGACCATCTGTGCTGTTTCAAGCATTTGAGTTACACCAGCAAGCTGCTCCTCTCTAGACTTAATCTCTTGCTCCTTGATAGCATCATTCTTGGCCTTATTCAGCTCAACCACTTTCTTGTTGTATTCATCCTCAAGCTTGAGCTGTGCTTGCATGTATTCATCAGCTGTGATCACATTGAGCTGCAGTGCTTCACCAAGTGCTTGGCTCTGCTCTGCTTGCGCATCCTCAAAGTCATATAGCTCACGCTGGAACTCATCAGCCATGAAGCTACGGAAGTTCTTATATAACTCTAGTTTCTTTTGCTCTTGCTCTGCTCTCTTAGCTAGCTCCTCATCAAAAAAACGCTTATTGATAGCAGCTATATCAGCATTGAGTTGTGCAGCCACTGCCTTTTCTAGTTCAGCATTCCCATTAGCTACCTGAAACTTTTCATCATAGCTCATGACAAGCTCCTGGATCTCCTTCTCCCTAGCATCCTTCATCAGTGATACCTCAAGAGCAAACTGCGCATCCATCTGAGATATCCTGTCCTCATTCGCTTTAACTTGTAGATCATAGAGCTCCTTGAGTCTCGCCTTCTCTGCTTCAGCTGCAGCCTTCCTTCTCTCCTTGGCTTTATCTGCTGCCTCCTTCTGTCTGTCAGCCTCTGCCTTATCATTTGCAATACGCAATACAGTCAGATCATCTAGATTCTTCTTGTTCTCAGCATACTGCTCACCAGCTAGTTTCTTATTCTCTTTTATATTCTTCACTAACTGGATAGCTCTATCACTATCTCCTTTACCTAAATCAAAGAGAGTCTGAAGCTCTAACCTATATCCTTTTATCTTCTGATTCTGAAGCTCCAGTATAGCTCTACCTGACTTTAATGCAGCAGCGAGCTTACGCTCTTCCATCTGTTCAGTATTCTTGCCTGCAGCTTGTGACATTCTAATCTCAAGAGTATAGTTGTCCTCTGTAGCCTTCATCTTCTGTCTCTCAGCTGCTATCTTCTTCTTGGTCTGTATCTCAATGATTTCAGTAGTAGTCTGAGCATTCTTAACTGCATTCCTGGTATTAGCATCATCAATGATTCCAAAGAACTCAAGTACTGCAGTCAATCCTTTCATGGACATGACAGTCCTCTCAATGACCTTCCATACCTTATCAAAGTTTTCAATCAAATATCCAACAGCTACCACAATAGCACCAATACCAGTTGTTACCAATGCAGCTCTTAGGATCTTCATGGCATTGGATGCTAGTCCTGTAGCTACAGCTGCTGCCTTCTGACTAGTACTGAATGCTTTTGTCTCAGCGGATGCTATGATAGTAGCCTCACCGACATCCTTGATAGCTCCTGCCTCACGCTCTGCAGTGATAGCAGCTGCTGTGTTTGATTCGCTGAGCTGATTAGTTGCAATATCAAAAGCCCTTGTCTCTGAGGATGCTATGATACTAGCTTCACCGATGTCCTTGATTGCAGCAGCCTCTCGCTCAGATACAACAGCTGCAGCAGCCTCAGTCCTTATCAAGTTTTCAGTAGCTACTATCTGAGTCTGTATCCCCTGGATGGTCCCGTATCTGATAAAGTTCCCTAGCTTGTTGATAGTATTCTGGATACCTGAGAATAGCGCATCCTTCTCCTTGAGCTTGAGCTGTATCTCCTGCAGTGCAGATGCTAGTCCCATAGCAGCCTGTAGCTTGACCATGGTCTGCATGAGTTTCTCATTCTCTACACCTACCAGGGCAAGTGCTGACTGAAACCCACTGAACACACTGACTGCACCGCCTACACTACCCACTAGCCTCTCACCAATAGTCTTGGATGCTCTATCCACGACCATGTCAGTCTCTATCTGCGCCTTCTTATACTTGGCAACCTGGTCAAGCAATTGCTTGTACTCCTTGGATGCTGTATCTCCTGCAAGGGCAAGCTCATAGAGTCTATCTTCAGCCTCACCCATTCTAGCAGTCAACGGCTGCAGCTCACCATATACCTCAGCAAAGGTAGCAGTCACATCTGTCATCCTATGGTCCAGGTTAGTGGATGCGCTTGACAGATCATCAATACTCTTATCAAGATCCTTGATCTCCTGAGTTGCATCTATGAGTCCCTTCTCAAAAGCATTGATCTCAGCTACACTGTTACCAGTATCAACCCTCAGTGTAAATATTGCCTCTTTATTTGCCATGTCTTTATTCAAAAAAAGGCCAGTTGCCCGGCCTTGCTAAGTTAGTTTATTTTAGATTAAATTGGAGGAAACGGAGTCGGCTTAGGCTTGTACTCAATAATCGGCAAGTCCTTAACCCACGCAAAGGTTGGGTTAACATTATACTCCATCTCTTCTACTGAGATTATCCAGTTATCATCTATGTCCTGTATAGGATTGAAATATGAATCATCATCATATAGCTGACCTACCAATTCATCTTTCTGTACTTCTGTTAATAGTCCTACTTGTATCATACGTTACGCCCTAAAGTTGTTTGGAATGTTTGTACTGCTGTGTAGAAGTTAGCTGCTTCAGTATCGTTAAGTCCGTCTCCTATTGAAGCGAAAGCATATTCTCTATTTGCATAAGTAGCGTCATAATTACGCACACCTATGTAATAATTGTTATTAGGTTTTGTTGCGCCTGCTGAACCCGTTGAACTCCCTAATGTAGTACTTCCGTTTTTAATTAGTTTAAAAGCATTTGATGCTGTTCTTGTATTGATATAGTGACCAGTAGAATCTGTATTTGTATGAGTATGGAATGAAGCCATATTCCAATTATACGAAGTGCCACTATATTTTGTTTCTAAATCAACCAACACCGCACCAGCACCCCCACCCATATCAATACCGCCACTAACATTTGTTCTTGAGTAGATAGAAATATGATTGCTATTTATGTCAGATAAATTGTTAAATGGATTGTAATACGTATTTGCATAGCCATTCGTTCCGTTAGGTAATATACCATTAGAACTGTGTGTAACCCCACCATTAAACACCAATCTAAATGCAGCATCTGTATCAAGCGGATTCTTAAGATTTACTAACGTTTCAATAGCACTCTTCTGTGTGTTGTCAGTAATACCAGCAGCTGTTATGAATGCTTGTGCATCTGCGTCTCCAGATGGCTGTACTAAGTATGGATTGATTATCATACCCATAGCTTATCAGTTTCTGTAACCTATCAATGTAACCTTTAAACCTTTAGCTGTGCCATCACCTATCTGATCAATGTCGATAGTTATCTCTGCATCATCAGCTATGGAAGTATCCGATATAACCGCAGGAGTTGCAGCAGTTGTAGATGTCTTTTCAGTGTTATCTATGGTAAGCTTAGTGCTCAATACTGATGTACCACCCTCATTGATATCTACTGTGAATATACTACCACTCGCCTGAGCTGTGCTTAGTGATGCACGTACACCAGTCAACAGCATAGCATGTGGTGCTCTGAATGTCACCTTCGCTGTGCCTGTAGTCAGTGCAGTAGTAATAGGTCCGTAGTTGCCATTCTGTTTGCTGACATTGCAGTCAGCTGCGAAATCTTTAATGCCATTAGTCTTCTGTTATTCGTTGTCTACTATCTTCTGTTATCCTGTTGATCCCATCCTCTGATACTCTGTTGAACATGCTCTTAGCCACGTTCACCGCAGTACTGACAGAATAGTTAACCATACTCATGAATATGCCGTACATGATCAGAGTATTAAAACTACTGAACCAGATACCAAGTCAACACCGCTGAACTTGCGAGCTCCGCTAGCTCTGAGCATAGCTCCTGCCTTTACTGCTGTACCTGGAGTGCTGATCAGATCCGCTTTAATATCCACTCCTGCCACCTTGATGCTGTTGAACACTGTGTCCTCCAAGACAAAGATAGCATCATGCGTGACTGTCTTCTCGTTTGTGTCGTTTACCACGATTGTTCCCTGGCTTGCTACCAGTACCTCTTCCCATTGTGCCATATTACTGTACTCTTCTTATTTGATTATCTTCTGTTTCCCTTGTGTCACTTGGTGCTGCCTTCTCTGACTCTGTGATTCTCCAGTACTTGTTGAGTAGTGGATTGAACGGAGGAATATCAAAGAAAGCAAACAAGCCCTCACTCTTTATTATGCGAATCAGTTCCACTGCTGTAGTCTCATCCTTTCCACTATCCCAGTTCTCTACCTTCTGAAGCCTATATACTACCCCATCTATATTGATTAGATTCCTAAAGTCAAGCTGATTGATCATATCAGGAGTGATCTTGATATAGCAGTTTAGCTGCTTGCCAAACTTACTGACGATCTCCTTCATGAACTGATCATGATAGAAGTATAAGTTCTCAGTAGTATAGGATGCGCCCTCATAGTAGATATAATCAGGCACTCCCCAGTTGAAGTCAAAGGTAGGTGATGACAAGCTGTTGAGATGGCCTACATAGGGATAGTCAGTCTCTGCATGACCAGTACCATTCTCATCTATGTGAGTCCAGTTAGCTGATGTCATTGGACCAAGCTGTACTATAAATGGCTTACCCTTCATCAAGTTTATATCAGATGTGCCATCATCATTAAAGCGCACCTGGAAGGACCTTGGCATGATCAGCCCTGTGTATGTTGTCTCATCTACCGGTATATTCACTAATAGCTTCTGAGAGAATGGGAGCACGAACTCAGTGGTATCCTTGTTGAATTGATTCTGACTGTCTACCAGATAGGATCCATACTGCTCTCCTTGGTCCTGCAGATATGCCTGGTTAAAATAGTCCGTATCATCAGCAAACTTAAACATATACTCCTTGCTCGCAAAGTTCACCGTAGGTATGACCTTTAGTGACTTGCTATAGTCTACCTTATCACTCCAGTTGAGCGCATCAGCTGTGCTGCCATAGAAGTCATTCAATGGCTCTATGTCCAAGATAGTTGGATCATCTGTTGAAGGCTTACAGTATAGATTGAATGCCTGCACAAGTCCCTTGAAGTATGTGGCTCCATCCATATCCGGCAGGAACTCATTGAGCTTGACTGTAGATCCTGGAGAGAATACCTGCTCAAACTTATTCACGTTCACCTCCGCATCTATAGTCTCAATATAGAAGTCAGTTGAGAAAGAGCTTGGATAGTCATCCACTATGATATCACTGTTATAGATGAACACACGGTATCTCATAGTGAAAGTATCATTGATATTGAGATCAATAAGCTTGTTATATGTGAATGCTATAGTACCAGTGACATCACCAGTGGCTCCATCTAGATCTCCCTGGTATACGTTCTCAAATGATATGAGTGCTCCATTGCGATATATCAATAGAGCAAAGTCAAAGCGCAGCCTAGCATCAAGTATACTAGCTCCTGCTATAGTGAAGTCAAAGGTCACATCATGAGTACCTACATACTCAAGCTGATAAAGGCCAGCTGTAGCAGCTTGGAACTTGAATGGAGTCTCTCCAGTCATTTGACTTGATGGATCAGTAACATTATTTACCCATACAGGAGCATTGGAATGCAGATTGATATAGTCAGCCTTATAGTTACCACCTCCACCAAAGTATATGGTGAATCCAGGATCATCTATTTGCAGACCTGTCTGATATATGTATCCTGTAGCTTTATTGACCTCATCATTCTTACATGATAGTGCAGCAGCTTCAGTTGCATCTATGCTAGGAAGATCCCCTCCATCATGAGCTAGTAGCAATCTCTTGAATGTCTGTGATTCAAGGAAAGCTGAGTTCCATGTGATGCCTGCATGAGTGAATAGCCTGCTGAGTATGTCATAGCAGAATACTTGCGGATGTATATGCTCTACGTTGAAGGTGCTAGGAGTAGATCTGTCATAGCCATAGTCAATGAGGCCATAATAGTATCCTACACCATCCCAATTGGCTCCAGTCTTGTTGCTTGTAGGTATGCTATTTACCTTGATAGTGCCGGACCATGTGTCCATCTGATTATCCCTGGTGCAGTCATGGTCATACTCGGACCAGTCAAGCTCATTGATCTTAACTTGGCCCATCTTGATCATGTAGTCTATCTGATCACTGAATAGAACTATATTGAATCTCCAGTCCCCATTCATGTACTCGCAGTCAGTGAGCTGACAGTATCCATTGAACTGCAGTATCCCTTGCTCATAGTAGCGAGCTGTCACCTTCACTGTTGGATCAAAGTCAAAGGAGCTGATGTCACCAGTTATTGACTCAGTCACGCTCAAGCTGAATGCGTTGTACATCAGAAAGAGATTACCCTTGGTGCCAGGTATAGTGATGGTTTTGGAGTTGTTACCCTTACGAGCACTCAGATCCTTGATGTCACTGATATTGTATGTCAGCGGAAAAGGTAAACGCTCATTTAGATCAACCCGGAAGTCATTGATGTATAGTTCCATTATCCTAGCTGGCTGACTTTAGTATATGTTCTATCAATGGTCACTTGCTCCTGCATGAGTCCAAATTTCCTGCGCTGCTTTACTATAGTCTCAGCATTGGTGATATTAACTGGCTCAAAGACTGATGTACCAAAGTCATTCTGCAAATATACTCTTGGTGATTCATATAGTGATCTCACTAGCCAGTTCTGAATGTCTTCATGTATCCAATCTGAATTGAGTATCAGTCTATCCTGCATAAATTTACTCATGGTCATTTGATTGCCATCTGATAAGTTACGCTGATAGTCATCTCCATTCCATCGGCCTGTTGCCCTGGTATATCTGTTGCTCTGGATAGATGTAGAATCCTCAGAGAGTAGAGTGAAGGTAAATGAGTCCCATGCTCCAAATCTATTTAACCAGTGAAGCCTGCGCCTTGAGTATGCGCTGCATGAAGTATCATAGTAAATCTTATACAGCTCAGAGTCCTTACTTGCATCTGCTGTTTGCTTCAGCTGAATGGTATAGTAGTAGCAGTCATTAAAGTCAGCCTGTAACAGTGATGTACCTGATACCAATGATAGAGGACCAACAGATATCATAGGAGTTGATAGCCCAGTACCAAGAAAACCTATCCATGTAGCTGATGCTATCTGAGTATTGGATATATCATAAAGCTTTACGTATCCTGTCAAGTTATCTCCTCCGCTGTTAATTATAGCTAAGAATTTAGCTTCATTATAGCTAACTAAATCACGTTTGTCTCTAGGGAAGTCAGTTAGGAATAAGTCACCCTTTCCTCCAGTATCAAGGTCATAGTCTTGGTAGTCATATTGACTAGGATATAACTCTCCATATCTGAAGGATCCATTCAAAAAGTTTATTCCGCTTGTGTTAGTTGCAGATCCTAGATCAGTTACTGGAGGAGTACCATACTTTTCATATATGATCAAGCTCCATGTATAGTCTGGATTGAGCTCTTGTGAAAGAGTTGCAGCTTCAGGATAATTGCTAGTGGATACAGCTCTACCTATAGTTGATATATTAAACTTAGCTGAATCACCTACCTCTGGATATACCTCATGAGTTGAATGCAGTGCGCCTTCAATATACAGCTCAATAGTGAATGAGAAGTTTGGCTGCGCAGTCTCATCAGACTTGAAAACCCACTCTACATCATTACATATAGGCCAGAATGGTGATGGCTCATTAACGATGGTTATTGCCATGTCTTAGTGTTTTGTGTGAATTTAACCTCGAATATCAGACCAGTCACCTCAGCTATATCATTGCTTATACGCTCAAGTACAGCATCAGTCATCACATTAGCTGTGATATTCCTTGGCTTGATACCATACTTGTTCTTGGTCAAGGTAGCTGATGCATATGCATGACTCATGTCATATCCCTTCCATTGCTTGATAGCTAGAGCATGACTCTTGGTAACGAATGGCAGCTTGAACTTGTAGTTTGTAGGGAATCTTTTCTGACCTATTGGATTGACTCCTTGATCCTGGAACTTATAGTAATCATCCGCTTGTATCTCAAAGTTGAATTGCCCTGTAGGGAAGAACACCACTGACTGAGCAAGAGCTCCAGTGTTGTGTACGTTCTTGTTTATATAGTCCTTGAAGTCATCTGTGACTTGCTGAGCAATGCCTTGTATCAGCTTGCTGTATGCGTTCTCAGGCTGTTGTAGTTCAGATTCAGAGAATCCCAATCCCTCAAGGAAATCAAAGTCAGCCATTCTTCTGTAATATGTAATCTTGTTCCGTCTTTAGCTTGAAGAAGTTCATCCAGAATAGAGTCTTCACGTACGGCTGACGCGTGATGGTATCAACATCCTTACCAAGCTCTTGAGCCAACCTGAGGAGGACTTTTGTCCAGGTAAACCATTCAGAATCTCTGAGAGCTCCTTCTGTAGATTCATGTTCTGATTCATCATCCTCAGAGTCTGTATCCCCAATATAGCGAGCCTCCGCTTCTCTGATTCTTGCAAAAAAAAAGCGAAGTAGTTCAAAAACTCATCACCTGGAAAGGACCTCTTGAAGATCTCCTCCCTAACTTTATTAGGGTTTAACACCTTGCCTCTGTTGTCTTCCTGGCAGTACTCCATCCCTTCCTCTATGTAGCAGATGGCTAATGCCTCGCATGGACTCATAGTGATATCCTCAATGAGCTTCAAGTCTATGATCTGTCCGGTAGTGATATATTCGAAGTTCTTCTCAAAGACATACCGCTTGCCTTCTATCTCAATGGATGCTGCGGGATCTGTTGGTCTGAACTCTGCAAGCATATTGAGCAGCTTCATGCTAAGCTCAAGGATATCATCCACATGTACCTTGCGCACCTGATTCATAGATAGCCCTGTGAATATACTGATCATCTGACAATGGAAGTCAAGCATATTGCTCAATCTGTCATTATTGCCCTTGACTAGTGGAGCCAAGATAAGCCACTTGGTTAGCTGCTCAGGAGTACAGTCCTTGATGCTCTTGGGATAGGATGCTTCAATCTTCTTCATGCTCTTAGTATCTTGTATTGTCCTCTCTTCGCATAGTGCTTACGGCAGTGCCATGCTAAAGCTAGTGAGATCACTCCATCATCATGCAGTCCTATAGGAGCTGAGTACTGAACTGATCTGGTATTCGGATTGTAAATATAAGTAAAATTCTCAAGCTCATCTATCAGCCACTGCTCATCTAGGATCTTGATCTCCTTCTGTTCAAATGCCAGAGCAAGGTCCTCAATGATCACAGGCTTAGTCTTGGATGTGGTAGTGAATGGATTGATTAGGTTACGCAACCTTGATGATAGCATCTCATGGAATATATCTCCCTGGTTATTGACCTCTATCAGAGTCACTGCCTGGTACTTGCGGATCTGTGCCTCTACCTTGTCTATGATCTTGGTCCACTCATCATGTCTCCATCGGCCTACATAGATCATCTGCCCTGCTTCGTTAAGTATGGTCAACACAGTGTAGTCATCAGCTCGGCCTATGTCAACTCCTGCATAGGTCTTGCCTTGAGCAGACCAGGTACCCACGCAGGATCTGATATCCTTGAATAGTCCTGATGCGTTATCAATGAACTCAGCCATGTACTCCTGTCTGAAGATATGATCAGGCAGTGAACGCTTGCGCTCATCAAGCTCCTTGGGATCTATCATGGGATTGTCATAGGAGCTAAAGTGAAAGTACTTGTATCTGTCATCATAGTTCTGTTGCATGCAGATCCTATGGAAGTGATTGCGACCTTTTGGAGTTGAGATGAATATCACCTTCTTACCTTTGACTAGGACAGTAGCAGATAGGACCTCATCCCAAAGCTCAGGTCTAGTGAAGGCCATCTCATCTACTATCATGTAGTGGAAGGTATTACCTCTGATATTATCAGGCCGTTCACCAGAGAAGAATTCAATGGTAGATCCAAAGCCACTGATGATCAGATCAGACTTGTTAAAGTTGAAGAGACCAGAGTTCTGAACAGCTCGCTCCATGTCTGCGAATACCTTCTTGCCCTGCTTATACACCGGAGTCACCCATGCTATCTTACATCCTGGATCATTGATGGCCCAATACAGCAGCTGATTGATCCCTAGCAAGGTCTTGCCAAACTGCCTACCAATATTGAGCGCATAGTACTTATGCTCGCCCTGGTTTATAGCATTGTGAATCGCTCTCTGATTATCATGTGGTTTATATCCTTTAATTGTTGCCATGTTTAAAAGTTAGCGCAGTGCGCTGCGCCACCGGATACCTATCCACTCGTGTTAAGAATTTAAACTGATCAAAGATATAAAAAAGAAACCTGGAAACAAATGTCCCCAGGTCCTAACCTAATCTACTATAACCAAATCAATGATGATCAATTCAGTATCAAATATAATATTTATTCTTCAAAATCAAACTTATCTACATTTTTTTGTTCCAGGTGCTGGCGATCATGCATGCCGAGTCTATTCTTAGCATAGAAAATTCCCTTGCCTTCATTGCCTACAATGTCCACTGCCAGTGACTTAAACAGCTCATCTATCTTTTTGATAGTGTCGGATTTGAGTTTATCATCAGAATTAAGCCAAGTATAGTATGTATCCCTATGAATGCTCTTTTCTTTCCTCACTATTGGGATCCATATTCTCAAGAAATAATCAATAGTAGGAATATGCCTATCTAATATCATGACAATATCTCCCTTGTTGGATATCATTTCACGTTTATGGTTTAAGCACTCATCAATGTAGATGTGAGCTAATTCCTCAAGGTGCAATATGAACTCTTCAGAATAGGCCATTCAGTATTATGTAATTCTGTTCCACTTTTAATATATATTATTATTATTATTA